GGGTTTTATACAGTTTTATTAAAATCTACCTTTATGCTTACATTTAAAGAAAACATCCAACGTATAGCGTAAAAATCTAAATTTAAAAACCCATCAAAGTCTAAATTAATGATCTCGCCAACATCGAAGTCGAGAATATCTTTAAAGATTCTTAAAGAACCGAATCTAAAAACTTTCTCCTTAAAAACAGATCTTTTGTACATCCGGAGTGAATCCTGATAACAGGTACAAAAAAAGCTAAAAAAGTCAAAAAAACGCCTATCATTGATTCCTCCAATACATAGGTAAGCGAACATCCTTGAAAAGGATATTGCAACGTTTTTAACGTCTGACTCTGGATAAAGAGCAGAACGAAAAAATTCATCTCTTTCTCTTACCAACTCAAGACCTGAGAACTGGTAGCCAATGAATTTCCTTTTGCTAAGTTCAACCGTGCTAATACTCTTATCTTCATTCATTTTTAAATTAAACAAAACTAAATTAAGTTTACAAATTTTAGAAAAATAATGATCAAAAAAAGAGTGATCAGATATATAAAAAGCACAATCATCACCAAGAATTTGAAGATCATAAAAAGGAACGTTCAAATATGATAATATTGTGTGTTGAGCTATATAATTACAAGCGGTGTTGATTAATAGCGTTAGAAAAGTGCCGGAGGGTATGCCTCCCTTTTTCCTGATTAAATCACCTGACGGTAACATAATCGGAGTATTAATAAGATAATCTTTTAGCCATTTAATAGCTTTAAGATCTTCTTTATCAATATCAAGATAACTGATGAGCATCTTGAAAGCATCTTGTATTAAAAAGATACTGCGCATTGAATCCCAACCAGAAATGTCTGTGTTTATATATGCGTAGTCGGGATACTTATTCAAGTAACGATGAAGTTTCTGCAAACTTTGTTTGCCAGATAAGATCGGTGATACTTGTTTTAAGCGTTTATAAAGAGGTTTAAAATATTTCGCCTCTAATATTTGGATCTCGTACGGGTACATGACTATAGAACGACTCTTGTATTCGTCTCTATTAGATAAATGTCCTCGTAGTGCCAATGTCGAAGGTGTTTTAGTCACCTTATAACCGTTACGAAGTAACGAATCCATCATTGATGCCTTACGAATAGCGATGGGTTTGACTTCACCTTTGGTTTTGCCAGGGAATGAAAAACCAGCTGCTGTGTTAGTGGGCAAGCAATCTGCTGCTTCCTTGATGGTCGACAAGGGTTTAAAACCTTTATCAGGTTTATCGCCGAAAAGATAACGACCTGCGGAAATTTTTGCTTGTTCGTAGCAACCGAGTAAGTCATTTTGTTCATCTTCGGACCATGGGTATTTAAAGCCCATTTCTTTTGTGTGAACGGGTCTCGCGAAGTTCAATAGCTTGGTGTAAGCATTGCCAAGTTTGGGTTTCCTGGAGTAGCCATAGAGAGATTGGAAATATGGGAAATCGTAAAGTTTAAGAGCCTGACGGACAAAATAGTCAGTGTTCTCGCGACCTGCGAAACAAGTATATTTCTTCTGCGGATAATAGCCTAGGTACTTGAATGTGCCAGCACAACCTAAAGAAAGGAATTCGTGAGTAGTGATAGGAACAAACTTCAAATCTGGATCCTCTATAAATTCAAAAAGGTCAGAAACAGTGTGTTCGGAGTGGGG